GAAATGAACACGCCTGCTGCTCGAGTCTCTAGTTTCGTAGTAGAGACTGAAGACGAAGCAATGACTCGCATCCGCGAGCGTTTTGAAATCCTTACAGAAATGTCCAAAGCCTGCATTGGCGGTGACATCCGTGCGATGATTGTCAGCGGCCCTCCTGGCGTGGGCAAGAGCTACGGTGTTGAGCAAGAAGTTGACAAGGCTACCATGTTTGACAAGTTGGCCGGCAAGCGTCTCCGTGCAGAAGTTGTCAAAGGCAGTGCCACTCCAATCGGCTTGTACCAGACCCTGTACAAATACTCAGACGCTAATTGCGTGGTTGTGTTTGATGACTGTGATAGCATTTTGCTGGATGACGTGAGCTTGAACTTACTAAAGGGTGCGTTGGACTCTGGCAAGAAGCGCAAGATTAGCTGGTTGTCAGAGTCTAGCACTTTGCGTCGTGAAGGCATCCCGGATCAATTTGACTTCAAAGGCAGTGTGATCTTTATCACCAACTTGAAGTTTGACACAATGAAGAGTCAGAAGCTTCGTGATCACTTGGATGCTTTGCAATCACGTTGTCACTATCTGGACTTGACCTTGGACACCATGCGTGACAAGTTGTTGCGTATCAAACAAATTGCCAAAGACGGTGTGTTGTTCCAAGACTATGACTTTGAACCCGAAGCCCAAGACGAGATCATTGACTTCATGCACACTAACCAAAATCGCTTGCGTGAAATGAGCTTGCGTATGGCTTTGAAAATTGCAGACTTGCGTAAGAGTTTTTCTAGCAAATGGAAACTGATGGCAGAAACAACTTGTATGAAACCGGTTTGATAGTTTGACACTCCTGAGTCAGTTACCTGACTCTTAATAGACTCTTCGGAGTCTATTTTTTTGACTTTTACTTGCAATAAGTATATACTTTAGCAATGAAACAACTAGTTCTAGAGCTGGGCCAACAAAACACAATCCAGCTCAATTTCAATATACGGTCTACTCCTCTAGCTGAACTTTGGCTAGAACGTATGCAACATCGAAACAAATGGACTATAGATGACCCTACTAGATTTTACGGGCTTGGCACTGTAGCTGAAGAAACTTTACGGGCCGAAAACATGATAAAGCAGTGCATGACTGTGATTAATTCTTATAAACCAATCATTAACCGTGAGTTTGAATACACACAGGATTGTCTAAACTATTTGCACAACATATTTGAACAGTATCATGGCCTATTGGATCAACAAACATCTGAGTATTGGCATTCCGCACCAGACACTGTAAAACAGGCCTTGTCCAATCTTAATTTAGCAGTACATAGATGCGAAACTGCTATGGCCCCATCACACCCAAGATTTGTTTGCACTTGGTTTGGCATGCCCAAAACTACACAATTAGACATTGATACAATGCAAGAATACGGAGAATTAGAAATCAGGTTTGGCACGGTGTATCTCAACTATTGCGAGATTGGAAAACCAGTAGAATATCTCTCACACGACAATGATATATACATAGGAGATGATGCATTCAAGCCATTTGCCCACTACAGTGCAGACTTCAATGTTTCTTTGTATGACCTGGACTTAAATCAAAAACTTCCCAGCATGCAACACTACATTGAACAACATCAAGAGTTTTTTCTTGCACATGACATTAAAAATGTGTATAATGTACAAGCACTACCGCTGAGGTTTCCTGTAGCAGATCTAGAATACACAGGTAGTAGAGACGAATTACTATCCCAAATAAGGCCACGACAATATGTACGTGAAGTAAAAATACTGTGAAACAAGCAACAATTATAATTAAAGATGAAGTCAACATCAAGATAGAAGGACTTGATCTGGACGTTCGCAAAAAGTTAGTCAACACCTTCAAGTACGAAAATCCCTATGCACGATATCTACCTAGTGTTCGATTAGGACGGTGGGACGGCAAGGTTGCATACTTTCAAATGGGAGGCAGTACATATGTAAACCTGTTGCCTGAAATCATTCCAATCTTAGAGCAATACGACTATGATATTGAGCTAGATGATCAGCGTGAATACTCTACTGTGTTTGAGTTTGATCAAGCAAATGAAAACACATTCAGTCAAAAAACCTGGCCTGTGGGACACCCGGCCGCCGGAGAACCTATTGTGATACGTGACTATCAAGTCCTAATCATCAACAACTTCCTAGCAAACCCACAGTGTATTCAGGAAGTGGCCACAGGTGCAGGCAAGACATTGATTACTGCGGCACTAAGCTACAGCGTTGAGAAGTATGGGCGTAGTATTGTTATTGTGCCCAACAAAGATCTAGTAAAGCAAACAGAAAAAGACTACAGGAACCTGGGACTTGATGTAGGTGTTTACTTTGGTGATCGCAAAGAGTGGGGCAAGACACATACCATTTGCACATGGCAAAGCTTGAATGTGTTGTTGAAGAATACCAAAGCAGGTATAGGTGACTGTACCATACAAGAGTTTATTGAAGGTGTGGTATGCGTTATGGTTGACGAAGTACACATGGCCAAAGCGGACGCACTCAAGACTTTGCTAACAGGTGTAATGAGTCACATTCCAATTCGTTGGGGACTCACTGGTACTGTGCCCAAAGAAAAGTTTGAGAGTGCCAGTTTGTTGGTTAGTTTGGGTCCAGTTATCTCCAAACTGGCTGCTAGCGAACTACAAGATCGTGGCGTGCTGGCCCAATGTCATGTGAACATTGTGCAGTTAATGGACCATGTGGAGCACTCAAATTACCAGAGCGAGCTTAAATACTTGCTGGAAGAGCCCGGCAGACTAGATGCAATGGCAGGGTTGATTCTGCAGGTAAATGAAACTGGCAATACTCTTGTGCTAGTGGATCGCATTGCCGCAGGACATGAGCTAGTATCACGACTAGGAGATAAGGCTGTATTTGTATCAGGTGCAACCAAGGGCACAACAAGACAAGAGCACTATGACGAAGTTGCAGAATCCACAGATAAAATTATTGTGGCCACCTACGGTGTTGCTGCTGTTGGGATTAATATACCTCGTATCTTTAACTTGGTTATGGTCGAGTCCGGTAAGAGCTTTACAAGGGTTATTCAGAGTATTGGACGAGGAATTCGCAAAGCTGAAGACAAAGATCATGTGCAGATTTGGGATATAACCTCAACCTGCAAGTTTGCCAAACGTCACTTAACCAAACGCAAGGCGTTCTACAAAGAAGCCAACTATCCATTCACTGCCGAAAAACTTAAATGGCAATAACAGGTTGACTTTGTGCCTGTAAAATTATATACTAAACACTTATGCGAATTTTAACACTTGACACTAACGAACCTTATGACCTTAATCATCTTCCGGACGAAGTTGATGATATGAGGTTTGCAATACTAGACAACAGCGATCCAGCCAATCCAGACTATCATTACATACCTTTGATATTCCTTGAAAGTTTTAATGCACCTGCATTGGTATTGCAAATAGGCGATTGCAAGATCAAAATGCCCATTGACTGGCAAATACTAATCGGAGAACCTGAGATAGGTGATTTGGAAATGCTACCATTGACTGCAATCAATGATCGTGGATTCAAGGTATTCCAGTTTAATCCACTCAGTAGCTTTCGACCTAGTTTTCCTACTATTGAAATTGTGGATGTTTATCAAGAAGTTGCTTGGTTTGCACCTAAATTAAAAAATGGACAAATGCTAGCAGTGCCAATTACAGATGGCCCCAAGCCTGACTGTGTGTACTTTGTTAAAGACATTAGCCGTAATTGTGAAATTGTAGACTACAATAAAGCATGGTGATACCTATGTATGCGTTTAACAATATTAAAAAAGACGGCAATTGGTGGAATGTTGAAGTGGTCAGTGGCAAAATAATGGATATGATTATGTCAGATAATTTTCAATGCTATACTTCGTTAGACCAAGCATTTGAAAAAGTTTTAAATTTTGATCGAGCCATTGATGTTGGCACCTGGATTGGTGATAGCACTGAATATATGTATCGACAATTTGCACATGTAATTGGATTTGAACCAAATCCTGTGGTATACGAATGTTGCATTAAGAATTTACAAGAAAAATCAGTTGAAAATGTTGTGGTATACAACAAAGGTTTGAGCAATGTTACAGGTCAGAAATTGCTGTTCAATAAGTCCAGTACATTTAAAGGATGGATAAACACTGTTGAAGGCAATGTTCCAGAAGTCTATCAACAAAAATCTATTGCAGTTGAATTAATTAGACTAGATGATTACAATTTTGAAAATATTGATTTTATTAAAATTGACGTTGACAGTCATGAAGGGTACGTATTAGATGGTGCTAGAAAATTTTTAGAAAATAATTCTCCAGTAATAATGTTAGAAAATAA